GTCACGGGCTGTCTTAAGTCCGACGCCAGGGAGAGAGTCTGCAATCTGCCGTGCAGTTGCTGTGTTGATATTGATGCGGACATCAAGAGGGAAAGTTTCCCGTGTTGTTGGCTTGGCTGGACGAACTCCTTCAGCTTCAAGCTGAGCAGTTAGACGTTCTTCCGTCCGAATTTTTTCGTTGGTGGCTTCAAGATGAGGCGTCAAGTCGTTTTCTTCGACATAGATAACCTCATCTTGAGAGTCCACACACATTAAGACACCGTCTCCGTGTTTAGAAACAACTTCAACGAGTCCGCCAGTCAGTTTGTATTGGTAGAGCATTCCATAGGAGTGACAACTACCAATACAATACCAACATTAACCTTGTTGCGCTACTGATCAGATGTCGTCGCCACCAATTTGGGAAGCAAAGTCAATCAGACCCTCAATGTCGCGCCAAGATACAGCAGCCTGTGGGCGGATGTAGTTCACGCGGCACACCAGGTAACCAGCACGACCAGCATCAAAATCAGCTTGGCTGATGAAGATACCGGCGCCGTTTACCGTTGTGGAGGTAATGGCAGTAGTGTTGAACACCCGGAAGGTGGTGTCCGAAGTTACTTTGTACATCATGCTGTTGGCAAGGTCGCCAGCAACAATGGTAGAAGTAACGCTAGACGGGAAGGGAAGACCAGCAGCCGTACCGCCAGACAGGCCCTGAGTAAACAGGGAGCTGGCAGCAGTAATGCTTGATGTAGCAGCGGCAAGACCGTTCAGCTGAGTAGCAGGAATACCAAAAGGTACGCCAGCGTTGTTAGGACCAAGAACCAGCAGCTCGGAAGTGGTACCACCAATGTTGGCAGTCACAGGATCAGCGGGGAAACCAGTAACTGTGTAGTCTTGGGCCACCGCGATCGACGCACCCACAACGTAAGTAGGACGAGCTGAAGAAGCTGGCACCACGAGAGAGGTGCGGTTATCGCGCACACGGTCGTCAGGACGACGATCCGGGGAAGGCACGGTGATGTCAAAGCTCTTGAAGTTAGCTTTGTCAGCAGCAAGGTTGCTGATCCTGACGTAACCAATAGTTTCGTAAGCTTCAACACCTGGCCAACCAAACACACCCTCGCCGTTGTAACCAGAGAGGCGGTTAACCTGGTTGCCTGGCTGCAGAATTGCGCCAGCGTTTGATTTATAAGTAGCCATTGTTAGTTACCTCCTCAAACGATGGTGAAAGCTGCGGTGACGAAGTCCTTGTTCAGGTTGGCAAAGCCAGCGTACAGCTGCCAAATCAAGATGATAAAGCGGCTGAAGTCATCGTTGTTGTTGATGAGAACCTGAGCGTTGGGGCCACCGATGCCCACGCCAACGGCCTGAGGACCGAAGAACAGAGCAGGAGGGGTGTTGTGAGACACAGCGCCGAGACCGTCGCCAGTGTCCACAGTGATGGACTTGTCAGCAAAGTTGGTGGACTCGAAGAAACGTACGCCTTCAAAGACAAAGCCAGAAGGCATGATCGGTTCACCAGCCACGAATTGAGCTTGGCCGTACTGACCGCCGCCATAGATGGAGGCGTTGGGAGCCATGGCACCCATAAGGGGGTTAGGCTGGCCCATGCCAGGGTAACGAGCTACTTCACGGAAGCCTTGGTCAGCACGCAGATCCTTCATGAAGGAGGGATCAGCAATGCAGCGGTAGTAACCATCAGCAAAGACGGGCACGTTGCGCTTACGGAGTTGCTTGACAACTTCCAGAAGGTCGGTCTTAACATTGAACTTATAGCGCTCAGAGGCATACTCAGTAGCGGAATAAGCAGTCAGCGTGGTAGAGCCAGTCCTGATCTTACCGTTGGGGTAGTAGTAACCACCTTGGGTGTCAGAAGAGGCACCACGAGCTTCCGATTTCGAAAACTCATCAAGGAACACACGATCGCGCCAGCGGCGATAGTCATCCAGCAGGGTCAGCGAACCAATGGACTGGTGGAACATGTTAAGGTTCCCGGTGTCCAGCAGCAGACGCTGAGCGGTCATCAGAGTCTCACGAGCAATTTTGAAAGTGCTCGGGAGGTTGGAGTTGTTCGGGTCGGCAGGACCAGTGTACTCACGCAGAGAGACGAGCACTTTGTCCTTAACGATGGAGCGGCTATTAGCCGTACCAATCGTTTGGTCTTGGGTACGCTCACGCTGAGTTTTGGTGCCGGGGTTGCCCCAGAAACGGTACCGGTCTAACTGAACAGTTTGACCAGGCTGTTTAGTGAAGTCGTGGACAACAACAGGCTCGGCTGCCATTTCCACAATATAAGCCGGGTGGGGACGGTACAGCTCCGCGCCCAACAGCTTGGGAAAATCGTTATCAATAAACATGTTGGTTACTCAGCGTAGGTTTAGCTGATACCTGAGGATGCAAATCCTCTACAAGATGGAACAAAAGCTCCACTAGAAAAAATTATAGCAACCCTTTATCAATCCAGATTATTTAAGTTCAGTAGTTGACCATCTGCGGAGCATTGTGACCGGCAAGCATATTACCTGCTGTATATGACGTTGGAGCCATTGTACCGGTTGCTCGATAAGGATTGATGTAACCGTCTGCTGGTTGCAGTGCGATGGAAGAAGCTTGAACTTCAGGGTTAATTCCAGCGGTAGCACTCATCATGCCAAGGGCTGCTGCTGGATCTTCCTGTTGCGCAGTTTTTTTACGACCTTTTGATTTGCTAACTGCTTTTTTTGCTTTTGCTTTGTCCATCAGCGGTTACCTTTCTTTTGGGGAGCGGGAGGCATAATACCCATGGGAAGTTGTCCACGCATAGGCATCATTCGAGACATCATCATTTGCTCACTGGCGAGCATCTGATCTTGTGTAATTTCTGTTGCTTTAACATTACGATCTGTAAACAAACCATGTTGTGGCAACGGAGATCCTGGAAGGTTTAACTTTAGGTAGGCAGCATCCAGGTTTTGTGCCATTGGAGGTTGCGGAGCACGAGGATCACCAACACCGGTTCCGTCACCCATCATCCGCACAGCAGCAAAATGATCTGTGTTACCTGCTTGAACCTGCTGTGCAAGATCGTAACCACCAAAACCAACCAATGAAGGTGAGCCAATTGGTCCGCCAGCTGTGCCAATACTGGCCAAGAACTGTTGCGTCCTGGCACCTACACTGGCTTTTTTTGATGCCATTTTTTTAGAAACAAAAACGGGGCAGCTATTGCTACCCCTTATTTTACAGTTACTATGTTTTCTAATAAACGGATTATATCAACAATCCGAGTATCACTCCATAACCATCAGCTTCTGACGGAAAGCATCGGGAGATGCCATGTTCAGATAGCGCCAGGCATTGGAAGGATCGCGTTCGGCCAGAGCACCAAAATTGTTCCAGAAGTCGGCTGGGTTGCCTTGAATCTGAGGCTGCGGGGGAGCAGGCATTTCAGGGCGCTGAGGAGCCGCAGGGCGCTGGAATTGTTGACCAACGGCTTGAGGGGCACGGCTGTAACCAATCTCTTCGTCAGGCACCGGATAGGGGCCATTTTCACCGAAGAACTCACAGGTGTAGTCAGCCAAAACATCCGGATCGGTCAGGATGGTCTCATAGGAGCGGTGCTCGTTAGAGAGTTCCTGGAGCAGGCCAACAGCTTCAGTGAGCTGCTGGTTGGTAGCAATCAGAGCATCTTCTAACTGGCACGCATAGCTATTGAGAATAGCCGGCACGTCAGCACCGAAGTGATCAATGACCTGAAGACTAGCTTCGCTTACCCCGCTTGCGCGGAGTTGGTCCGGGCTGATTTCCTGCGAAGTTTGGGAATAACCGTTGGAGTAAGCCTGGTTGTTGTTGATCCCAGGCATAGAGGTCGGCATCCCCGCGTTGTTGTACTGGGGAACCGGTTGGGAATTGTAGTTGACCGGTGCGACTTGTTGGTTCGCGCTCGATTGTTGACCCTGGAACGGGAATTGGACGGGCGAACTCAGGAGCCCCACTACCCGGTTGAATGCCTCCTTGTAAGGATTCTCCGTTTGCGGCGTTGTTTGTTGGGGCGCCAGGGATTCCTGGTGGTAGTACGGTGTAGGGCTGGATTGGTAGTTGCTGACCCCCATCTGGGCCTGCATTTGCGGGGCTGGGGCCACCGCTTGCTGGTAAGGCGCCACCCATTGGGGAGACGTTGCCACCGCCGGGGCCTGAGCCGCCGTCTGTGCTACCGGAGCCGCGTAGCTGATCGGCTGGGTCTGGGATACTTGGGGTACCGATTGGATCGGCGCTGCGGTATCGGCCTGCATAGGTTACCTCTTTTTGTAGGCTTTCGAGAGTTCGGTAAAGGAAGGGAGTGAGATCTAATCTCGGATCCGCAGCCATCGGAAGATTGGGTTGCTGCGGATGTGGTGTTCGCATCTCTTGATTGATTAGATCAATAAATGCGGAGTAGGCCCTCTGTACTTCCCCTACCATTCGGAATGGGAAACCGGAGAGCATTCCCGCGATTTCGTCATCCGTTTTTGAAGGGAATAAATACTTCAGTGCTTCAATGCTATCAACACCTAATTCTTGTAGGTTACGAGTAAAGATAGATTGGTTTAATTTGTCCTGTGCAGTATCTTCATAAACGGGTCCCATCCAGCGCCAGTTAACTACCCGATCCCCGTCTGGTGCTAATCCAAGAACGCCATCAGGTACTTCTTTTGTTTCCAGGGCAGTGTCAATAGCTTTTTGAAGTTTTTTTTCATACGCTGCTTTTTGTTTGTCGTATTTAATTTGCGCAGCTTCGTCATTAGGATCTTCCGGAGGAGCCGGATATTTGATGCCGGAGGCGTACGCCAAAGACTTACGGAAAATCTGTTCCTCCTGGAAGATCATTAATTCAAAACACTTGCACACTCCATAGGTATAAAGTTGTAAGCATTTTTTCTTTGCAGTAGCACTTACGCGTCCATAAGCTGATTTAATCTCCGTAGCTGTTACATTTGTAATGCTAAGGTCATCGATACCACCCAAAGCAAGCCGGATCTCATTACGAAGTTGTTCGGAATACCGAGCTTGATCAGAGCTAACAGCATTGGGAGTAATGAAGCCAACACGATCAGCTGGCTCCAGGTTTGCAATGACTCGTGGTACACGCATGCCACTACCTGGACGCCCAATGTATCCAGGAGCCTGGCGACTTACGTTGTCTTGTTTGTACGTTGAACTTGAAAGAAAGAAGTCTGATTGGAATCCAGATTGACTGGAAATGCTGGGTCTCTGCGCAACATCATTGTCTTGGCTTTCAATAATGTCTTGCTTGGGGCGAGAAGAAAGAAGAGTAGGGTTGCCAAAGAATGAAAGGTTTGCTCTGATATTTTTAACCATTTCATCGTGAGCAAGAATTTGATTGGATAACCACTCAAATTCACCTACACCTTCTGTGCCAAAAGCATCGGGATTGTTAAAGACTTCAATGCAAGGAATAAATTCCATTGTATTGATTACAGTCTTTTTTTCGGTTATACCAAACTCCATGTTTGGCATGTCGAATGTAATTTCTTGTTCGCTGTGGAACTCTTCGATTTCTGTAGCGGTAATGCGAAGCCGCATGTAACGCTTATCCGTATTTAAACCAACACCCTGGAAGCCACGCGAAGCTTTAACTTTGTACGGATAAATGATGATAACTTCTTCTAGTTCACCTTCTGGAGAGTAATAGGTTCGATACGCGTCTTTATCAAACCAATAAAGGCGGTACGTTTTTTTGGTAGGACGTATGTAGAAAAGACCTTTTCCGTAGCACAAGAATCGATCCCAAATGGAATCGAGCCTGGCATCGAGCTTGTTAAATTTGATGACTTGTTGAATGAAGTCAAACCGTTGAGTACCGAAATTATCTTGCTGCGGATAAAACTCAACTCCCTGACGCACCCCAAACATTTTCATTTGGGATAGGTGCGCATTAACCAGCATGGTGTCAGCCGTGCCGGTACCATCGCGGTTTACGACGGCTTTGAGGATAGCGTCGAGTGCGGATTTACTACTATCGCTCATTGCTGCTTAAGAGTCAGATTATTCTTCAATATCGTAGCCAGCGGAAAGCCGTTTGAGTGTGATGATGTCATCTTCAACCTCAACTTCAAACCTTTCATTTGGTTGAAGGGCCATGTCGTGGCACAGCTCATCAGGAAGAGGAATGACTGCAGAACCGTAAGCGTCTTGCTCCAGTTCTACATTGTAATAGCTGGTAGACATTGTGAAGGTGATTTCTTTAGTTTAAATCGTCAATACTCTAACTGCAGTGCGCCTCTAGTCATTAAGCCAGTGCACAGCCAAATTAAAGCGTCAACGCAGTCGTCATGAGAGCTTACACCAAAGTTTACGATCTCATCTGTTAAAGCGCCAAATCTGCGAAACCTGTTAAAGATGATTTTACGCTGCTCAAACAAACCCATGATTCCTCTAAACCGCGCAACTTTATCCCCACGGAAACCTTTTACTGCATGCCAGTTCATGTTGTAAAGCCCATGTTCGCCTAAACAAATTCGTTTAAAGTCTGCCTCCAGGGATGCTTGGTATGCGACGGCTTCTGACCAAATGTCAATGTGGCTTCCTGTTGGGAAGTATTGATTCTTATCTTTGTGGATGACGCCCCATTCTTCCATCATTTCCATTAAGGCTTCCAGTTTTTCTAGGTTGCCCATAATCCGGAGACGTTTGGAATCAATGATATGAATCTTGTCTCCGACACGCCCACCCATTACAAAAACGGTGTAGTCATTACGTTCTCGTACACCAGCGGAAAGATCGACGCCAACGCCAAGGGTGTCGAATTGTGTAGCGATGTTTCCTTTAACAATCAAATCTGGCGAAAGAGACAGCTCGCTGGTTTGAACAATTTGGTTTTGATACTGAAAGCTGAATGCAATGGGAGCTTGGCGACGCCTGTCTTGCAGGTATTCCAATGACCACATTTCGGGCCAGTATGATTCTTCGTCTCCGTGCTCATCTACGGTAATTGCTGATTGAACAATTTGGACCCAATCATTAGCTGGAGTAAAGGTACTGTTATGAATATCATCGTGCCGGAAACGCGTGCCAAGGCAGATAGCACGTCCGCCTTCAAACATAGTAGGAACAATAACTGAGTTCCAGTTATCTTCCATTGCTGATCGGATGTCGCGGTTTTTAATATCGTCGGCACTCTTAATAGCATCATCGATAATACACAGATGGGAACGCTTAGAGGTCACAGCACCTTTAAGACCAGCACAGCAAACAGTGAATTCTTCTTCACCGGTTGATTTAATGCCTGCAAATTTCCAGTCAATACTCCAGTACTCGTTGGAGTTAATTCCTTTGGCAATTTTTACCATTGGAAAAACTTCTTTGTACGCTTTGCTTTCTTCAATAATTCGTTTAATGGCCGCGCTTTTGGGACGGGCAACATCAACGGTGTATGAAATATAGAGAATTTTTAACGGTTTTTTGTGCAGAGCGTGAACACCAACTGCCCAAGCAGTATAGAGACCTAAGATTGTTGACTTTGCTGAACCGCGAGGTGCCAGGATGTCAATGTTTGGTCCACCAATGCCGATTAAACATTCAGTGCTTTCGTTAGTACAGAGATAACGGTGCCATTCTTTGTGATGTCGTGCTGGCGGTTTGTCACCTACAACGTCACAAAAATAAGCAAAATCTGTACGTGCTCTTTCTATGTCAATATCTGTTGTTTTTTTAACAACGCGTTGCTGTGCTGCTGCACGAGCAGTACGACGGTAAACGGAATAAATGCTAGTGCCTGCCATGCCCGTAGCATAGCGTACTAATCCTCAGGATTCTTCTGACAAGATCTTGGTCCAAACACCCATAGAAGCTTCCTGGAGAGGACCTTCAATGGGATCATCTCGAAAGATGGATAACATTTCACGCAATGCTCGGTCTGCGCCAGCAAGGATTAAACCTTGTTTATCAAGCAAAACCTTTTCGTCGTTCAGTTGTTTAATTGAGCCACGCAGTTCTTTTTGGAGCATTGCAATTCTCGACGTGCCCATATCTTGTTTAACCATGCCCATGTCAATGGCATCGCGTAACTTGGCGATGTCACTTTGCATAGAATCAATTTCGTCTTCTAAGATAGCGTTAAAGTTTCGTTTTTTGTATTCGTTTTGCGACCACTCATTGCACTCTACAATGCTACCTGTAAACCCGAGAAAACGGGCATACAGGTACATTTGAATTGGAGAAGATGTACGTTTACAAAATGCAAGAAAGGATTCGCGGTCTTTGTCGGTTAAACTTTGAATCCAGGTTTTCATGCACGGTATTGGCGTTGCGCCTGTTCGTAATCTCTGTTCTCTTTATAGCGCCTAAACATCTCTTGTTGCAAGTCAGTTGTACGTTGTTCACCTGCAGTAGTCTGGATTCCTTTACGCTGCTCTTCTCCAGAAACGCGAGTAGTTGCACGTTCTTGTTCGCCACGAGCACCAACTAAACGCTCCTCACCGCCATAACGTTCAGCTTGTGTTGCACGCTCTTGTGCTCCGGATTCCCTAAGCAATCCAGTTTCTCCTAAGTACCGTTCTGCTTGGGTTTGACGTTGCTGCGCTCCAGTAGCCCCAATTAAACGTTCTTCACCGGTGTACCTTTGAGCCTGTGTTTGACGTTCTTGTTCGCCGGCTGTTGCATAACCTAAACGTTGTTGCTCGCCAGTAACGCCGATTGTGGCACGTTCTTGCGTTCCACGGGCACCGACCAATCGCTCTTCACCACCATAACGCTCAGCTTGGGTTGCACGCTCTTGCGCACCAGAAACGCCGATTGTTGCACGCTGTTGTTCACCTGTTGCACCAATTAAACCGGTTTCACCAGCATATCTTTGAGATTGAGTTGCACGTTCTTGCTCCCCAGCTGCTGCATAGCCGAGACGTTGTTGCTCACCTGTGGTTCCGATTGTGGCACGTTCTTGCGCTCCACGAGCACCGACCAATCGCTCTTCACCACCATAACGCTCAGCTTGGGTTGCACGTTCTTGTGCGCCAGCAGTTTCTAAGCCAGTTCGATATTGTTGGCCTGTTGCACCAATAGTTGCACGTTCTTGTTCGCCAGCGGTAGCTGTTGTTAACCGTTGTTCAGCGCCAGCACTTTGAGTACGCCTGATGTCTTGACCGGTAAAAAACTCACTGTTAGTGCGATCAAGTTGAGCGCCTAACTCCATGTTTAGGCGTTGTTGAGCTGCCGATACTTCATCAAGCGCACTTTGCGTACGTACAGCTTGAGTTGGTGTAGGAGTAACCGTTGGAGGAGGCGGCGGCGGATTATAAACAATCTGCGGGGGCGGCGGCGATGGTGATGATCCCATTGTCAGTTAGTCTTTTAATGTATTATAATCAGGCTGCTCTGCCGCGTGGAGCAAGACCTTGAGCGTTTGCCATGGCAGCTCTGTAAGCAGCGTTAGAAACGACATCAAGTTCAGTGGCAAATCCAGCAGAAGCTTGTGCTAGTTGATTTTGAGCGCTTGCTGCACGGGCTGCAACTGCAGAAGGGCTTTGCTCACGAATATTTAACCCTTGGGATCCGTAAGCAAGATCCATTGCACGCGTTTTCTGTGCAGTATCTAAAACACGTTTTTGAAGCGGGTCAAGCATTGCAAGGTTGTAAGCGTAATCATCTGCGCGTTGTTCACGTGCGAGAGCCCTGTATTTATCGTAAAGGCGATCAAGATTGGTTTCGCTAATTGGGCTTGCCGGGTCTGAATAAGTTGGGGGAGTTAAAACGTTAGAAGAAAGTTCTGCCCCAGGTGAATTAATACCGAAGTTTGCATATTGCCCAAGGTCAACAGCTTTACCGGTTGTAAAATCAATTCCTTTAAAGGAAGGAAGTTGCGTTTTTGATGGTAGTTGTTTGTATTCAGAGTAGTCTGGTGCAGCTCCTGTTGCAATTCCAGGAAAGTATTTTTTCCAGGCAGCGCTACTACCAAGCCTGGAAGTGATTGCTTCAAACGGCGTGGAGAAGTCTGCCATTATCAGAGATAACGATATTGGGTGCCAGCAATTTGACCGATGTTAGCTAGTGCTTGTCCGGCTTGTGCACCAGCAATTTGTTGGCCTTGCAGTTGCATCTGGGATTGAGTGGCCAACATGGTGCTTAATTGTGCAGCAGCAGCATTGCGTTGCATGTCACGTTGCTTAACAGCATCACTGGCTTGCAGTTGATAGTTTGCAAGACTGCGGATATTTTGATTGTTAATGTCTTGAAGCTGTTTTTGATATTGGAGATTAGCTTGCCAAGGGCCCAGGGGGTTTTGTTGCTCAATAAGACCGGGATAGCCGTATTGACTAATTTGTGGTACAGCACCGGTTTGATACTGCGGACCAGCACCCATTTCTTCTGGGTTAAAAGTTGCTGTGCGCCCTAGTCCAGCGGCACCGAGAGCGGCTTTGCCTGCACCACCAGCAACGCTTGCAGCTGGACCCGATGCAGCGCCTGCTAAGCCGCCGATAAGGGGCACTGCTGCGGCTGCACCAGCAAGCGGAATTCCGATTTTAGCGGCGTTGCCAAGTGTGGACATTAACTGTCCTGTCTGTGTACCGGCAAACGCTGCTCCCGCCGGTCCTGTCATAGGAACAGCAAATCGTCCTGCTGCTTTTTCTGTAACACTTTTAATTCCTTTGCTGCCAAGACCGCCGCCAAAATAACCAAGACCGCCACCAAGCGCAGCTTTACCTAAATCACCTTCTCTTAAGCCAGGGGCTGCACCCATTGCAGCGGTTACGTACGGGAGCGCTTGCATAGCAAACCTTCCAGCACCAAGTAAAGCAGGCAGCATGATTTAAATCCTCTTGTTTGTTATTTTAAATGAGATACGCTTTAGCCAAACCAAGGTGCAGCGCCACCTGCAATTGCTCCTGCAGGTCCGCCAGTTAAGAAACCGCCGACACCGCCGATTATAGATTGACCAATGGTTTCACCAAATCCTTTTTTACCAGGTGTACCTGGAATGTACATTGGTGCTTGTTGTTGCGGGTAAACAACATTTAATTCCGGAGACAAGTTAAACGCACCTCCAGACATAGAGTTTCCAAAAGAAGGTCCGTTTTCCCAATTCCTGTATTTGTTACCATTGTCAGCGGAACGACTTTTTAAAAACCCAGAAGCTAGATCAAAAGCTTGTTTCCATTTGTTGCCGCTGTCCCCAGAAGAGTATTTATAGTTTGACGAACCAAAGTCTCCTGTGAATCCTCCTTTGGGCTTGTAGATATAATCGTCAGTAAAGAAACTGCTAGCCATTTTATTTTACGTAAGGAGTTAATTGTTGCCAGTTTTGTGCATTAGGTTGGCCCAGGGCTTGGGCAGCTTCTTGGAAGGATCCGTGTTTATGCTTTAGGTATTCTATTGGATCTTCTTTTTTAACACGACGCTCTGCTGCTTTTTGAAATGCTTTTTTAGTTGCCATACCAACTGCAGCGGCAGTAGCTGCTCCAGCTGCAAGCAGAGCTGTATCAGTATGTTTTCCTAGTTTTTCTGCTATTTTTTCACCGATAGTTGGCACTCTAGAAATAAGTTCTTCTCTGGAGCCAGTCTTAAGTTCAATTGAAGGGCTCAGTGTTTTTGATAAACCTTTAATTGCACCGAGTCCAGCGGCAGTACCGAGTACTGCACTTGCCGTAACAGGAACACCTTTGATTCGAAGTTCAGGATCATTCAGTCCACGTGCGGTTCCTTTTATTGCTCCACCTAAAGCAGAAAAAGATTGCGTTTCAGGATCAGCCGAAAAAAATTGACCAGCCTCTGGCTTCATTCTTTCGTAACGACGATATGCTGAATATGTAGACGGAAGAACATCTGGACGTTCTTCTTTGAAATCTTTATAAGCAAGCAGTTGACTTTTCTGCCCTAGCAGATAGCGCATTGCTGCTTCACTTGCTGGAGAGATTGGGATTTTGCCTGACGGGTCTTCTTCTTTTGAAACAGGAGCAACTGCTTTATATCCTGCGGGACGAAGACCTTTGTGTATCGGACCCACTTGACCGCTTAGCATACCAATTGCAACAGGAACTGCTGCAGCCACAGTTGCCCCAGCGAGGGGGCTGTCTAAGCCAAGCCTGGGCCCTACGTATTGACCAACATCACCAACCATGCGATGCATGTTTGTAAAACGCCAAACATCTTTTCGTGTTTCATTTGTTAGGGCATCAAGTGCAGCTGCGGCTGTAACTCCTGCCGGTCCCATGCGACCTGAATCAGTTACAGTTGTTGCAGCTTCTTTTACGCTACCGTACGCACTTGAATAGCGTCCCCATGGTTTACGCTCAATTCCTTCTTGCATTTTGTTGACAACTTGCCCTGCAAAACGCTGTACAGCTTGTGCGCTGTTTGTAAGATGGTTAAGCGTTGTATTTGGATTCATTACCTCAAGATGTTGCGAACCATTTCATTTGCAGTAGTGGACGCATCTTTTGAGCTGTGGTGATACATGAAAGTTGGCGGACTATAGTTACGCGCGTATGCTAATTGAATTTGGTTGTTAACTCTTTGCTGTTCTTCAGCAGCATGCATTTGCTGCATTGCATACAACTGATGAAAGTCAGCATGGTTTTCTTGGGTAATTTCAGGATTAATTTGATTTGCAAATTGAGCTGCTGCTGCGCTACCTAAAATACCGCCAGTTGTTGCAGCAGCAAACGCAGGTGTACCCACAGCTTGCAGTGCTCCAGAAACAGGAACATTGACAGCTGAGTGCACGCCAGCGTGAATTAGAGATTGAGGAATTGATTGAACAGGACGTTGACCAACCATCCGAGGAACGATCTGTTGTGCAGCAGCACCTAACGCAGCTTCAGTCCCGATTGCTTTTCCAATCTGTTTAAGACTGGCGGGATCAGTGAAGTATTGCTTTAAGGCACTGCCAGCTGTACGGATTGATTGCGGAATGTTCATCCGATTTGCGTTCCTGATTCTCCGGGGAATTTACTTGCAGTTTGCGGACTTCTTTCGGAAGATCCTGCAGTAGCGTCTTGTGAGGAGATATACCTAAGTTTATCTGGACCTACCCTATCTTCTTCTGAAATTAAACCTCTTTCAACACCTTGGAGATAGCGATTTAAAAAACCTTGTGCAATAGTGTTGTCTGCTGGATCTTTAAAGTTGGGTTGACTCGTTCTTGATGCGTTATCAATCTTCACTTGAGATTGATCTGCAATGTCTTGAAAAAATCCGTTATCATAAAAACCTTTGTAGTCAGGGTTTTTATCTAGCTTACTTGCAAATGCGTTCTTAAATTGAACAGAGGCGTTTGGCCCCAGGGTTCCAGCATCTGGGTGGAAGCCTGCTCTCCAAGCTTGGTCAGGAGGAGACGTGTAATCTTTTGAGAACGGTTGTCTCACTGTTCTTTTTTCTTGCGGAGTTTGCTTAAGGTTTTAGCAAGATTTGCTTGACGAACGGTTTTTTTGTCGTGTTTTTCTGGGTTAGCAGACACCTCGGCTGCGTATTCTTTAACGCTTTTGCCAGCCGCTTCTGCTTTTTTGGTAAAGGCGCCGGGGTGTTTAATGGCGCCTTGAATCCATTTCTTATCTTCAGCCATGGTTGGTAATCAGAAAGGAAGAGAGTTTACTCTTTTAGCAATGCTGGCGGCAATTTGCATTTCAGGTACAAACGTAGAAGACCGTTCAAAACGCCTTACTTTGTCTGCAGCTTTTTGCGGAAGCCAAGCTTTGGCCATTTCAAAGGCTAAAGTTTTTACTTCGCTAGGAGTCAGTTTACCATCGGCAACAGTCTGGACGGCAAGTTCAAAAGCTGTATCAACTTGAGATCCTCTCCAGCCGTGAAGGTTTTGGTCGAGGATTGGGTCAATGATGTTGTAAGCTTTTTGGACTAGCGGGCCGTAACGAAGCAGTAACCTTGCTCCTCTGGTTTTATTGATTTGCATAGTCAAACCAGTAGCTGCAGCACCGATAGCAGCCGCAATGATGGGTTCCAGTAATTCCATGACAACCTCTATTTGTTTTTAATTTAGCAGAAGGTGCTATCAGAAAAGCGACGGTTGGTAGGCTGCTGCTTTGGAAAGAGCTTTTTGCATTGCCGTCCGTAAATTTTTGCCGGGGCGTGTGCCCATGTATTGCTCAGTAGCAACAGCTTCTTCCAGTGCTGGAGTAGAGCGAATTTGCGGTGCTACGCCTGCGCCAGGAATTACGAGCTGGGTTGGCTTGAATTCACGGTGAGTCACAACTGTTGCAGAAGCGGGCTCAAGTTGAATTGTTTGAGCAGCACTATTACTTTGCAGATCAGCTGGATCTCCCCAAATCCCAGCGTGAATATGTGCACGCAAGAAAGATTGTTCTGCTGGGGTTGGAACACGCGTTGAAATTTTTTCCATTCTGGTTTTGTATGCGGTTTGAGGATTAACATTTTGCGCAACGCTAGATGAAGCAATTAACGAATTAATTTTTGCTTCACGTGCACTACCTGGAGTTGGTAACGGCGTTTGTTCATCAGGATCTAACCAAAAACCTGTTTCTCTTTCTGCACGTGAAAAAGCGGGGCTTTTGTCAAAACGTGTTCCAAGAGTTGGGCGGGCTCCACCACCAGGACTTTCTAATGCTCCTGGCGCGTAAACTAATCCTTCTGGAGTTTTAGCTTCTGGGAAAGCAGCAAGCAATCTTTCACGTTCAACGGGGTCAAATGAAGCACGGTTAATAACGTCTGCGGAAATGCCTTTAAACGTACGACCTTCTTTGCCCATGATTCGTTGAGGTTCAACTGTTTCACCTGAAATAGGTACAACGGAACCGTGTGCAATTTCTGCAAGCCCGACGTCGCTGCCGGTCAAAATTTCTCCTGTATCTTTATGTCTGTAAAGAACTGTTTCTAAATCAAGCGGTGAACCGGAACGTGTGTGGCCATATTCAGATTCAAGTGATTCACGACGTCGTCCAACGCCACCAACTTCTTGGCGGCCAGCGCCACCAGCTGCACGCATGCGATACAACTCAGGGGTTGCAACTGCTTTTTCAGCCGGAACAGCGGACATGCCTACAACATCGCCAGTTGTTTGGCTGACAATAGGAGCCATTTTTGTTCCCTGTTGAATTTCTTCTGGGATGGAGAAAAGAACAGGCATATCTTTTGCTCGGTTTAAACGAGTTGTTGCTTCAGTCCAATCATTGTGCGCATCCATTAAAACTTGTCGTTGCGCTTGAGGAAGTTGATTGAACATGTTGTTTGTAATTTTGTCAGTCGGTTCTTTTCCAAACTGCTTTAAAATCCCTGCTTTTACATTGTTTAGTGTAGTTTGCTTGCCAATTGCAATATTTTCAAGAGCTTGAACTTGCGTCGGGTTTGTTGTCATAAACTCATTTGCGCTAGGTTCGCCAGCACCAACAACACCAAACGGTTTAAAGAAACTTTTTGTTGGAACAGTTTCGCCGCCAGGGAGTGTGACATTCAAGGGAAGCGCACGTTGTCCAGCCGCTTCTAACAGTTTAGGATCTTCTGTGATGTCGTACAGACCTGTAACTTGTTTTAAGAAAGTAAGTGCACGCGGGTCTGTTTCGGCTTCAAGTCCAGCTGCTTTGCGTTGTTGAGGTGTACCTTCAATTTGCATCTTGAGTGCAGCAAGCTGTGGCGCTGCTTCTGCTAAACGTTCTTGTCTTGCAATTTCACGTTGTTGTTTTGCTTGCTCGACCCAACCAGCTTTTCCTCCTAAGTAACCTTGAACTTTGCCGAGAACGCTTTGTTCGCCAGCAGTAACAACACGTGGATCAATTGTGCTTGATTGACGCCAAATTTCACTTGCAGGAGCATACTCTTCTCCGCTTAACAGAGAAGAGTAACGACCTTCGGGATAAACTCCTTGTGCTTCACGTGTTGCAATAGCGGCTTCAATATCCCGTTCGCCTGCTAAACGTGTAACTTTAGGTGTTAAGAATGCGCCAGTAATATCCCGTTGCTCTGCGGGACCCATTTCACCCGGATAAAATTGTTGTTCAACTGTAGCTGTTTCCCGGCTTGGACCTTCACCCTGGATACGGACTAAACTACGTCCACCTAATTTAGGTGCAGGTACTTCTTCGTGGTGAACAATTCGACCTGAGCCAGAATAGCCAATGTTTCTTGCGGGAATGTCTAATTGTTCTTTTACTGTTGGGTTTAAATCCGATGTTTGTTGAGAAGGAGAATAAGTAGGAACAGCAGGGGTGTACTCACCAGTCCAAGGATCGGGAGTTGTATGCAGTAAAGAATATTGTTCTGTACTAGGACCAAGTTTTGGTGCTGGTGGTGCTTGATAGACTCCTGCTTGTTCTGGCGTTACGCCTGCTTCTTTAGAACGCAGAGCCATAAGTGTTGCGCCTACACCAGGGATTTCCATCTGGTACGGTTCACTGCTGCGGATAGATTCAGCTGCACGTTGAAGTTGAGCAGTAGCTGCTTGACGCCGTGCTTCCTGTACTGTTTCAGTTGCTGGCATTGCATTTTCATATTCAGCTAATGCAGCACTGCGGAACCCTGTTTCCCTTGGAGTAAACGTTTGGGATGTAGAAATAATTTCACTTTCCGTTACAGGTTTAACGCCAGTGGAAGCAGTTGTTGTTGGAACA